ACTAAGTACGGTTGGGATGCTTCTTATAGAAGTGATGACAGAGATATCTTGTTTTCAGGCGATGTCACTGACGCTCCAAACGGTGCTAGTGAATTATACTACGTTAAAAGACAGTTGAAAGATTCATACATAATGATGTTAAATTATTTTAATTATTCTGGTGATACGACTTGTAAAGATAATGTCGAGTATGATATAATTGTAGCATCTGAAAAAGTGTCAAACATGAAACACAATTACACTATTGATGCAAACAATGTTGTAGTCAGAGTAAAATCTAATCAAGACGTTAGACAAAAGGTGATTGGTTTGTTAACAACTACAACTGAAGGTTCTAGATTTTATTTTATCGAAACTTCATTAGGTAACGCAATTTCTTCAGGATGTGCAAATTATGTTGAACATGCAAGAACTTATTTGTGCGATTATTACTCTAATTCTATTAGTTTAAAGTCTGTGTTAGACAAAGCAGGTGTAGAATTTGTAGCAACTCCTGAAGATAGTGATATTGATTTGTCACAAGAGAAATTAGAAAAAGATACATTTGTTAAGTTATTGTCATAATAGTTATATGAAATTCAAAAAACTGCCAACTAAGTTCGAAACTTTGATACCTGATAAGAATATTTGTATTCTTGGTTTGCAAGGAAGTCGTTCATTGGGAATGGCACAAAAGAAAGATGCTGATTGGGACATCAGAGGAGTTTATATTGAAAAGAATTCTAAGTTGTTAAGTCTTTCTAAACACAAAGATGTATATGAAAGCGTAAACTCTGAAGATGATGAAATGGATTTAGTGCTATACGAATTATCAAAGTTTTTCACTCTTTGTTTGAAGGGTAATCCGAATGTGTTGTCTTTACTATTTTTGCCAGATTATTTTAGATTGACTGATGTCGGTACACAGATTATTGCAAATAGAAACTTATTTTTAGGAGAAAGACCAATACGTGCAGCTTTTGCTGGTTATGCAATGAGTCAAATATTATATCTTAATAGAAATCATAAATTTGGTAACGGCAAGGATACAGAAAAAAAAAATAGAAAGCATATCAGACACTGCTTCAGATTATTCGATCAAGGCAAAGAGTTGTTAGAGACTGGCACTTTAACATTGCCGCTGAAAACACCAAAAAAGTATCTTGACATTGCAAATAATTGTACAGAAGAAGAATGGCGGAAGTTGTTCGAGTCGATGAACGAAGAATTCAAGAAAACGAAGTCTTGCTTGCCAACTGAGCCAGACACTTATTTAGTAAACGAGCTATTGCTCAAAATACGAAATGTCATATAGAACAGCATTAAATATAGCATACCTTGCACACGATGGACAGTATCGTAAGGAAAGTTGTGTCCCGTATGTTGTTCATCCATTGCGTGTGAGTCAATGTTTTACTGATGACCTTAGAAAAACTGTTGCTATTTTGCATGATGTTGTTGAAGATACTGACGTGACATTAGAAGAATTAGCAGAATGCTTTTCTACTTCAGTGATTAGTGCACTCGATTCTATTACTAAAAGAAAAAATGAGACACACTTTGAGTATATTCTTCGTTGTAAGCGTAATGAGATTGCTAAGGAAATCAAAATTGCTGACATTGTTGACAATCTGTCTGATACATTGTGTGTTCAACCAATCTCTATGATAGAACGATATAATAAGTCATTAAAACTTTTACTCACTTGAATCCAATACCACACAAACTAAGAACTTCTTTGAATGATGATGCTTTTTATCATAAATGTTGTTTAACTGGCAAAGTGTCAAAACCTGGTGTCAAGATAGATTGGCATCATGCTTGGAAATATGCTGGAAAGCAGTTAAATGCTGAATGGAACATTTTTCCAATTTGGGACAAGATGCACAACTTTTATGGTTTGAAAGAAGCAGTTCACAATTCAAAAGAAACTGAAAATTTCATTAAGTATATTGCGTTGTTACGAGCAGATGTAAGAAAATTATGTATAGAGTACCCAAAGAAAGATTGGGTGCAAGAGTTTAATTACTTACATCGAGTATATGAAAGAGAGTTTTATTCAGAGAGATATTCTTCAATATCTAAAGACTTTAGAACGTTATGGTCAATTAGTTTATCAAAGGAATAACACTGGTAAGCGAGGAGGAGTATCCTATGGCAAGCCCGGAAGTCCTGACGTCTACATTTTTTTGCCAAAAGGTATAACACTACATCTAGAGATAAAAAATGAAACTGGGCAGCAACGAGAAGCACAAATAGCATTTCAGAGTAAAGTAGAACGATTAGGACATCATTATCACGTAGTTCGTTCATTAGATGAAGTAGAAAAGTTGTTAACACGTTATAAACATTAGCAAGGTTTACACACAGTTGAAATTGTGTTATAATATTAATATGCAAAGTATATCAAGACAAACTTTATTTTATTGGCGCTACTACAAATTCTTTTGTTGGTGTTATTTTATTTGTGTTGGTAGACCCGTATGGAGCGGGGTGCGGCTGTAGACCGCAAGCGAAAGCCCTGAGTGTTCGATTCACTCCCAACACACAGTATTGGGAGAGTAGCTCAGAAGTCCGAGCGATTGTCTGAAAAACAATAGATACAGGAGCGTTACCTGTCTTTCCCACAAATGCTCTAGTGGCCAAGTGGTAAGGCGCAGGTCTGCAAAACCTGAGACGGAGGTTCGATTCCCCCTTAGAGCTCATAGAGCGGGGGAATGTTCTAAGGCAAAGCGATGGCGTCTCCAAAACGCTGTGAAGTGGGTTCGATACCCACCCCTCGTGCATTACACACATTGACGTATTCCTCGGTAGTCTAATGGAAAGACGCTTGGCTGTTAACCAATGAATAGAGGTTCGATTCCTCTCCTTGGAGCAAAGTAATAAAATTATGAATTTTACTATAATAACCAAAACAATAAAAAAGTGTAAAGTCGTGAAAACGACAGTACTTTGTTTTGGGGATATAGTTTAATGGTTAAAACATTGCGCTTATAACGCAAAAACTTCAGTTCAATTCTGAATATCCCTACAATTAAAATGGGGATATAATTCAATGGCAGAATAACTGGCTTTTAACCAGATAATGAGAGTTCGATTCTTTCTATCCCTACTACATTTGGGGATATAATTCAATTGGCAGAATGAGTGACTCTTAATCATTTAACAAAGGTTCGAATCCTTTTATCCCTACTAACAGTCGTATAGTTCAATGGTAGAATACTAAGCTTACATCTTAGGGATAGGAGTTCGATTCTTCTTATGACTACAATAATAGAATGCCTTTTTAGTATATTGGTATTATGTCTGTTTTGTAAACAGAAGAAGAGAGTTCGATTCTTTCAAAAGGCCAAGTAGATAAAATTTTAAAAATAATATGTTTAGAAACCTAAGCTTACAATTAAGCTCATCGTTATTGGGACTGTCAAGTCTCAGTTCTTTGAGTATTTAATTGAATAAGCGCGGGTAGACAAACGGTAAAGTCGGTGGCCTTAGAAGCCACTGCAAACATAAGAAACACTGTGAGTTCAAATCTCACCCCGCGTACATAATGTCGGGGTGGCGGAATTGGTAGACGCACGGGGCTTAAGACCCCGCGGGAGAAATCCCATGAGGGTTCGAGTCCCTCCCTCGATACTATTAGGAAGAGCAACCCAATAGCTGGCGATGGGACCAACCTTGAAAATTGGCGAGCGTAAAAGCCTTATGAGTTCGACCCTCATCTCTTCCTCAATGTCAGGGTGATGTAATTGGTACGCATACGTAGCTCAAACCTACGGTTTTGAGAGTTCGAATCTCTCCCCTGATACGGAAGGATGCGTGAGTCAGGTTAAGCGGCCAGTTTGCTAAACTGAGACTAGGCTAATGCCTACGGAAGTTCGAATCTTCCTCTTTCCGCAGAAGTTCACTCATGTTTTAATGATTGCGATATGTCAAGAATACTAGAAGGCAGATGGCCAAATGGTTAAGGCACTAAGCTGATATCTTAGAGAGTGAAGGTTCAATCCCTTCTCTGCCTACATAATAACGCTTCTTGGTCTAATGGCTATGACGTCTGGCTGTCGCCCAGATAACACGGGTTCAATTCCCGTAGGAGCGGCAAGTTAATACTTAATTATAACGTATGTCTTACAAAGTGCGTTTAGCATCTTTAACAAAAACAACAGTGATTACATGTCCAAAGTGTAAGAAAGAAATAAAGTCTGATAATTTCGTATGTGAGCATTGCGGCTGTGTTGTTGAAGTGTACGTAATGCCTGAAGATAAATTCGATATATAACGGGCGATTAGTGATAATGGTAGCACAGTTGGTTTGCAACCATCAAGCGAAGGTTCAATTCCTTCATTGTCCACAGAAAACTGTAAGAAAGAAGTACTTTGAAATTTAAATACACTATATGACTGATGAAGCAATAATAAATGAGTCTGAAAAATCTACTCCAAAAACAGATGGTAGAGGAGGAGCACGTCCTGGAGCTGGAAGAAAGCCAGGCGGAATGAACGAAGCAACTATGCTGCGTTTAAAGAAAGAAGAAGAAATCAAGAAAGTTATTTACAACTATTCAGAAAGATTAATCGGCACACAGATAAAACAAGCGTTAGGCGGTTCTTATCTTTTTAAACAATCTATTGATGAAGATGGTGGCAAATCAAAGCCAGTGATTGTTGACGATCCTGAAGAAATCGTTGGCTTTTTATCTGGCCAATACGACGATAAAAAAGATATTTTATATCATTATATATTTACTGCAAAACCGAACACTGCTGCTATCGAGAATTTGTTAGACAGAGGATTCGGCAGACCAAAACAAGGTGTAGAGTTAGACGGTAATTTAAATGTGAATCCTTATGGAGATTTCTCAGAAGAAGAACTCTTGCGAAGAATTAGCGAGCTTACTGACGGCACTGGAAAATAAAAAAGGAAAGTCGTACTGGCGTTGGGTTACTGATTATTGGTCAGTCAGAGGCAAGCCATTAGAATTTGAAAGACACAAGTACTTGCAACAAATATACAAAGACCAATCTCCTGAGATTGTTTATATGAAGTCTGCACAGACTGGTTTTACTGAAAGAATGCTCACTGAAGCAATTTGGTTGCCAGACCAGTTTTTCGAAAATTCATTATACTTATTTCCAACGGGTGGTACGATAGGAGATTTAGTTCAAGAAAGAATTGACCAGCCTATAAATAACAATGAGTATTTAGCATCTATTTCTCGTCGTAGTCGCAAGGGAGATTTAAAAAAAGCAGATAAAGTTGGGTTAAAGAAGTTAAGCAAAGGCTTTGCATACTTTAGAAGTGCTACAACACCTGCTCAAATTACATCAGTGCCAGCTGATATTATTTTTGTTGATGAGTATGACAGAATGCCGATGGAAAATACACCGTACTTTAAGAAACGAATGGAGCACAGTACTCGACGTTGGAGTAGATGGGCTTCAACACCGACAGTGCCGAACTTTGGTATTCATGCGAAGTTTTTAGAATCAGACCAGCATTACTGTTGGGTGAAGTGTACACATTGTAATGAATGGCAAAAATTGACATTTGAAGACAATATTGATATCAACAACAAGTGTCTAGTTTGTTGCAAATGTAGAAAACTATTATTACCGTGGGAATGTGATATGGTTTGGAAGCCAGAAGCAGACTCTGATGTACGAGGTTATTTCATTAATCAACTGTACTCACCGATGTTGAATGTAATCGATTTGATTAAAGATAGCGAAAAAATTTCTGAATGGGAGATACAACAATTTTATAATCAGAACTTGGGATTACCGTATGAACCAAAAGGTGCTAAATTGAGTGATTCTGATATTAGAGGAACTATACGTGATTATTTGATGCCATTAAAAGAAGATGAAGCTTTTCTTGGCTGTGATGTTGGTCGTTTGTTGCATGTGACGATTATCAGTCAGACTAAGTTGTTGTTTGTTGGTGATTGTAAAAATTTTGAAGAGTTAGATAGTTTAATGGAAGAGTATAATGTAAAAAGTGGAGTAGTTGATGCATTGCCAGAAACAAGAGAAGCACAGAAGTTTGCAGATAGATTTATGGGAAGAATCTTTTTATGCTATTATACTGGAATGAAAGAAGTCAAAGAAGGCAAGTGGTTTAAGACTGACGATTGCAAAGTAAACACGAATAGAACTTTGAGTTTAGATATTTCGACTGCTGAAATAAAGAAACAACGACTTAACTTTCCTAAAAATATTTATAACAACACTGAGTTTATCAAGCATTTGAAAAATTTAACTAGAGTTAAGAAGCAGTCATTAGATGGCAATGAAGTTGCAGAGTATGTCAAACTTGGTGATGACCATTATAGACATGCTCTTAATTACGCAGTTCTTGGCAAGCATATCTTCAATGCTGTTCCAGAGCCTGAAATTTTCATTTTGTAAGTGCACCTATTTACAAACTTTAACAAGTGTGTTATAATAGATACATATGAAAAAACTTATTTTGACGTTAGTCATTGCAGTAATGTCGATATTTATAGTCGGCTTTTCTGTTAATGCATTTTTTTACGATTCTGAGTTAGTTAATGTTTGGAATCGAAGACCAGACTTGCAACGAGCTTTTCCAGACGAGCCTAGCACTAATTCAAAGCTGTTAGAGTGGGCTAAAAAGTATGGTTGGAAAGAAGACGAAACACTATTTAAATATAGCCCTTCGTATTCTGTTATATCTAAAGTTGTTGATGAAAAGACAAACTCTCTTCAGCGTAGAATTGTTGAGTTAGAAACTAGACTCGCTTTACTTGAGAATGGAAACAATGTCACTCAAACTGCATCTACTGATACATTGAAGTGTTATGTAAAAGAGACAAGCAAAGGGGGTGAATTAGTATGCGAAACAAACAGATTGAAATTGCCAAAAATTACAAATGGAGATATAAACAACACACTATTTACAGGGTGCGGAAGTCAGCAATGTGTTGATAATTTTTATGCTGATATAGAGTTTATTGTTGAACTTCCAATCTTAAGTTCTAGTTGGTAGTTGTTAACACGTTGTTAACATTTCTAAGGTGTACAAAAAGTTGAAAGTATGTTATAATAGTATTACGGTAATATTTTATTCTACTTATTAATTTTTTAAAACTTTAGTATGAGACGACGTATACAATTAGGCAGAAAAACAGTTGAATACACGAAGTCAGTTGCATTCAATAACTGGATTTCGAAGTATTGCAAACCTTCTTCAGAAGGTCTTAATGTTCAAGATGTAGATTTCTTTTTTCAAAACTTTAGGTCTAATCCAAAAGAGTACTTTTTTCTAGAAGTTAAACAATTTGTGAATACTTCAGAAGATGGTGTCAGAAAGCCATGCATGAAACCTGGACAGCATGCTCAATTCAGTCTACTTGATAGAGTATGCAAGATGTCTTCAGCAGATGTGAAATACCACGGCTTTTTTGAATTATCTATTTCTGGGGAAACACCTGATAATAGTGAAACAATCGTTCTTATTAAACACTTCGATTCAGATTATTTCGGTTTAGAGTTTGAACTTGACCCATACCAGTTGAGACAGTTTCTCAATTTTCAAATAGATTTTCACGACTTAGTGAAAGAGCATGTTAAGTAAGAAGTTAAGCAGTGGAGCAACATTTGTTAGTAGTTGGGATGATGGCAGTAAGTTAGACATGAGATTAGCTGAGTTGTTAAAAAAATATTCATTGCCAGGTATATTTTATATTCCTACTAATTGCGAGTTATCTTCAGATGAAATTTTACAATTAGATGCTAACGGTTTTGAAATAGGCTGTCATACTGACACACATCCGAAAGACTTAAAGAAATTGTGTACAACTGAACAAAGAGTAGAAATATTAAGAAATAAGCTTTGGTTAGAAAAATTGTTAGACAAGCAAATAACAAATTTCTGTTATCCGACTGGTCGTTATAATGAAGATACTATCATGGTTCTTGGACAGTGCGGAATAACTGAAGCAAGAACAACTGTTCAAGGAAACACTGAACTTCCGATAGATATGTACAGAATTCAAACGACTGTTCATGTGTATCCTGAGAATGCAAGATTTAATAAACCAGACTGGGCAAAAACTGCAAGAGTTTTACTAGAAAAAGCAAACTCTGAGAATGGCTATTTTCATATTTGGGGTCATAGCTGGGAAATACATAAATTCAATTTATGGGATGAACTCGAGGCTTTCTTTAAATTAATTAAGTAATACAATGACTATCGCACGACCTAGAATTTGGGAAAGAAATGCAACTGCACCTACGACAAAACTTGGAAAATGTAAAAAATGTAAAAAATTAGCGTTGTTATACAAAGTTGGTACTGATACAAACTTTGAGTATGTATGTAAAACGTGTAAGTAACGTATCTTATTTTAAGCACTGCTTGATTGATAACACACTCAAGTATTGTATAACAAACAATATGAATAAAAATGGAATGGGACCAAACAACAATGGTCCAAGAACAGGAAGAGGAATGGGACATTGCGAATTTAGTGCAACTAGTCTCATGTCAAACAGTATAGGAGAAAATTTAAATGTTACTGACAGTTCAGGAGATATACTGAATGTGCAGTATTCTCAAAACGGTACATCTGGAGGAAATACAAATTTGAGTTGTTGGGATTTTTATCAGAACTATTATTACCCTCAAGTAATTCTTCCTAGTTATCCAGTATATATCAAAGAACGAGCTGAAGATAAAGGAAAACAAGCATTCGAAATTATCAAAATGCTTAATGATAAAGGAAAATTGAAATTAAATACAGTTAAGGATTTTATTGACACGATGGATTTGCTTATAAACGTGTTATAATCATATGACTGACAATGTCAGTCTAATTGCGGGGTAGAGTATACGGTAACTCGCCGGTCTCATAAGCCGGATATGCGGGTTCGAGTCCCGCCCACCGCAACATCTATTAATTAATAACTATTATATGAGTATAATTTCAGAAGTAAATGTTAGACCAATTAGACCTCGTGAAGGTTTAGTTGCTATAGTAAGTGTCGTTATCGAAACCGAATTAGGGCAATTTATTGTTAACTCAATAGGATTGCATACAAAATTGAAAGGCGGTTATAGAATAACATATCCGAATAAAAAATCTAGCGGAAGTGAGATACAATTGTTTAACCCACTTTCAAAAGAATTACAAGAAGCAATAGAGCAACGAATTTTTGATGAATATGAAGAGTTGCTTGCAAAAGACGCATAATAAATATGAAAAAAAGACTACTACATCCAGACCATCAACCGAGAGTTTAAACACTCTAGTTTTTATGGTGGTCGTAGTGTAATGGTAGCATACCTGCTTGTGACGCAGATAGTAAGAGTTCGAATCTCTTCGATCACCCATCACATTATTTCAGGGTGTAGGCTAGTCTGGTTTAAGTCGCTCGGCCTGGAACCGAGAAATCGAAGGTTCAAATCCTTCCACCTTGACACACAAGCGAATGTTGTGTTTAACAGTTAGCATCTCTGCCTTCCAATAGCGGGTTGTAGAAGTGGTTTCTAGCTGGGCTCATAATCCAGAAACACCAGTTCAAATCTGGTACCCGCAACAATTTAGAAATAGAGAACACCCACCTCATATGCGTATATCCAGAGGGTAAAGAAGTTCCATGGAACTTGGGGAGCTATCCTGCTCATATAAAGCAGACGGAGATATACCTATTTCTAAGTACACACATTTCGCTTCGGTGAAATGTAGCTACGACCGTTAGGACGTAAGCATTTGGGAGGGTGGGGAGAAATCCCTATTCGGTTAAAACTGAAAGCCCTTCCCCTAGGTAATCAAATAATTTATATATGATTTATTCAAGTAGACAAAGGGAACAGAGAGAACAAGAGAGACGTCAACAGTCTCAATAGTTTTTTTTGCCCGCTTCGTCTATCGGTTAGGACACCTGGTTTTCAACCAGAAAAGAGGAGTTCAACTCTCCTAGTGGGTACATCACAGGAATGTAGCTCAACGGAAAGAGTTCTAGTCTTCTAAACTAGTTATCAAGGTTCGACTCCTTGCATTCCTACATCATAGGGATGTCAATGGATTTAGCCCGGGTCTTCGAAACCTGGTACGAGGGTTCGATTCCCTCCATCCCTACATTAGTCGAGAGTCGTCTAATTGGAAGGATATGTGGCTTTGACCCACAAGATTCAGGTTCGAACCCTGGCTTTCGAGCATAGTTTTTTTGTTCTTCTTTCTGTTTTTTAATTTTTCGATTGCATCTCTCCTTTGTAATCGAGGCCATTTCCTTAAACAGAAGGAAGAATAAGAAAAGTATTTGTTCATTTCTTTAACACTGGAGGTGTAATATGACTTGTCATCATCTTGCCGAGTTCAATCGCTTCCAGTTGCATATCCTTATTACGGAGGCAAAGGAAGCACACAAAGACCCTGAAGTAATAGCTCAGGGGTGGATAGACGCTAATTCTCAAACAATAAGGGAGGTATTCTGTGAAAGCATTTGTCCTGATAGGGAAATATGCAAAGACTCGCCTCATCGAAAGGAAGCTAACAAGAGTCAAAAGACTACTTGAAAACCTTAAGAGGAGGTAAAATGATTGTTCTTTCAGACGGAAAAGACACATACAACTTCTACGGAAGCATATCTGACGTTAAACGTCTAGTCAGAGAAGGGTTCAGAGCCACACTTTATAAGAATGGTACTGAACATATTATGAAGTTTGATGGACTATTTATCGTCAGAGAGGAGGTGGTCTAATCTAATGCAAGATTAACACTCTTGCACGATGGGGTAAAAGATAGCGTAAAAATAAATAAACGCAATTCTACACCCCTTCTTACACTTAACAATTTTTCATAACTCACAACAATTCGATATGACAAAATTATTAAAAGTGTATATCCCGAACTTAACTGAAAATCTTACAAAGTTGGGAGGAGGTTTTACGTTTTTACGAAACTTTAAAAAAGGATTATATAATAAAATAGAATTTGTAGATTCTTGGCAAGAGTGTGATATTATTTTTGTTTTCGGTATAACGACTATTGATAAAGTAGAACTTCACACTGCAATAAATTTTGGAAAAAAGTTAGTTTTACGAGTAGACAATATTCCAAGAAAATCAAGAAATAAAAGACAAAGTCCGGCAGAAAGACTTACTGAATTTGGAAACAAAGCAGCGGCTGTAGTTTATCAAAGCAAATGGTGCAAAGAGTATGCCGGCTATTTTATTACGAACAAACACGAATTCATCATAAATAATGGTGTAGATACAAGCATTTTTAACACAAAAAATAGAAATTCAGATGGAAAGACTTATCTGTACATAAATTATAATGACAACCCGAATAAGAGATTTGATGAAGCGCTTTATCGGTTTGATATGCTATGGAGACTTAGCAAAAAAATCGGTGGTGATGCTGAACCAAAATTGATTATCGCTGGTAATGCACCAAAAATATACACAGAGCATCCTGAATATGATTGGGATTTACCAACCCCTGGTAAAGTAGAATACGTAGGAATTACAGATACACCCGAAAAGACTGCTGAGTTAATGAGACGTTGCGATTGTCTTATTTATCCAAGTTTTTGTGAGGCTTATCCCAATACTGCATTAGAAGCGTTAGCATGCGGAATGGATGTTGGATGGATTAATGAAGATGGCGGTACTAAAGAATTGATAGAAAATAATAAAGACAAAATTAAAACAATTCAAGAAATGTGTGAAGAATATTATAATTTATTTATATCATTATGTTAACAACAGAAGAAAAACAAGCAGTGAGTAAAGAATTGCACAAAGACCTTTACAGAGATTATGTTAAAACACAAAGCGTCATCGATTTTTATGAGCAAAACAATCAAGCAGAGTTGAATGAAGACACTGCTGCTCTTTCTAAAAAGCTTGGTGATTTACGAACTAAATCTAAAAACTTAGAATTCAGAAAAGACCTCTCTAACGAAGAAAAGTTAAAAAAAGCGTCTGACCTTGCAATACAAATTTCAGAATTAGATGGCCGAATTACTTTTTGTGAAGATATCAAGCAAAAGTATAAAAAGAGTCTTGACACTATCAAAGAAATAAAAGCGTATCAAGAAATAAGCGAAAAGTATTATCTTAACCCATTGAAGTAAGTATGTCAAGTTATTCTAGACAACAATTGGAAGACTGGGTAAAAACTATTGAAGTCCCTGCTAATAGTAGAGTTCTGGATGTTGGCGGAAGTCAATTGCCAGTTAACTCAAGGCTAAAGAATATAGGTAAAGACTGCGAGTTTAAGATATTGGACTTAGAACAGCCACATGAATGTAAACTGCAACCAGATATTATTGAAGATTTAAATGAAATACAGTATGCACACGATAGTACATTTGATTATGCATTCTGTTTAGAGGTTTCTGAATATTGGTATGACCCAATTAGAGCACTTAGCAATATTTGTGGATATTTAAAACCTAGCGGTATATTGTATATATCTTTCCATTTTATTTATCCTGTACACAATCCAGTAGAACAAGATTATCTAAGATACACTGAAATTGGAGCAAAGAAACTTTTAGAAAATGCTGGATTTATAATAGAAGAAGTTAAGCCAAGAGTATTAAAAACTTATATAGCTAATATTGATGGCATGAGACCAGCAAAACAATATGACAAACATGATTGGTCTGGGTGTCTTATCAAAGCAAAAAAAGTATGACAAATGTAGAAGAAGTCGAACAACGAATAAACAAAGAGTTAAAGACAATGCCTACTTGGTATTGGTCGTTGCGAAGATGGTTTTTGTATGTAGTCCAACTAGAGTGGAGGCATGATATCAAATGGTGGATACAACGAAGAGTGAAAGGGTATGATAGTAGAGATGAATGGAATACTGGATTTTATTTAGCAAATACGATAGTTAAGCATTTAAAGATGTTCAGAAAGATGAAAAGACATGGTGTGCCGTGTATGTTTATAGTCAAGAATGATGATGAGCAATTAACGAAAGGTACTAAGAAATTCAATGCTGCATTAGACAAAATGATACAAGGCTGGGAATATTACTCAAATGAAGATGACATCAGGATGAACGTTTTTGAGAAGTATAACAAAGAAGGCGAAGAGTTGCCTCCTGAGTATTTGAAGGAATTAACAAAACTTGAAAAAGAAGCAAGAACAAATGCAAATTTACTTACTAAATATCTTGGTTGTATTTGGGACTAATATTCATTGTATGAAAAACGCAAAATTGAGAAGACAACAAAAAAAGAATGCTAGACGCTCTGCGTACACTAAGCAGTTGAATCTTTTTAAGAATACCGCAAAGCGTAAACGAGGATTTTTCGAATTCATCAATCCTAAAAAGGCAAATTCTACTCCTAGAAGAATAAAGCTACTTAATGAAAATGAAGAGAATTTATGTGCAATAGAAGATGCTAGAGAAGCAGATGCTACTACTTTAAGACTGTCAGTAGAAAAAGAGAATGAGCAAATAGCAGCAAATAGAGCAAGACGATACAAAAAGTATAATGCTCAAGATGATGAGTTAGTTTAATTAGTAAATATTTAAAAAAGTATGCAATTTGTAAAATTTGTAGAACACAATGAGTACGAAGGCGAAACTTGGAACTTTTATCTTCAGACTGAAGACAATGAAGTTGCTCTTAATGGGTTAAAAAATGCTATTGCTAGTTACGACCCAGATAATGATATATACCGCTTGACTGACACTCATTTGACTGAAGAAGAAGTTGATACACTTGTGAAGTACTCTGATTCTGGCTATATGCCGTTTGAAACTAAAGTTGTTGGTAATTTTGATATATCGCTATTGCAATTGAATCCAGTCACAGCAGATGATAATTTGTACAAAGGTGGTATAAGAGATTTATTTATAGATAAGAAATAATACTGAATAAGAAGTTTTCAGAGATGAGCTAACATCTGAAAAAGAGCGTCAACATCAGATGCCTTTTGATTGGCCACGGCTTATTTTTAGGAGAACTGATAGAGACCATTGTTAGTTCATCTTTGCAAATTGCTTTCAGTTTGAACGAAAAAAGAGAGTTGTTGCTTAACTTAGAAGTATACTACTATGAAAGATGAACAAATATTAGAAAGAGCTATAAAAAAGGCAGTCAATAACGGATTTAGTTTTGCTGATTTGCTTAAACGATATAATGATACACTTGTTTTAACTGAAATTGCATTGTCAGAGAAAGAAACAACATACGACACAATATTGAAACTTAAAGAAGTTGTTATATATTCGCATGACTTTGCAAAAGCTTTTTGGGGAGAGAAAGAAATAGAGATAGAAGTAGTTGAGGAATTTTTAGGAAAAAAGAATGATGACCATATTTATTACTTGCAGAAGGCTTGGAGATACCACCTCACACAAATGGTGTTAGAAAAAGACCCTATTAAGTATTTAAAGAAGTTCTTAGATTAAATGAAACAACACATTACAAAAGAGCAATGGAATGAGTTGAGTGAGGAAGAGAAGAGTTTATTTTTTAAAAAAGAAGAATAATGAGTAAACTAGAAATATATAATTACTAAATGGACTTTTATGAATAAAATTATAACACTACAAAAAGGAGTAGAAGAATTAGAGCTAGAATTAAAGAAAGCTAAACTTAAGATTGAACTAGAAAAGACCAAGAATACTAAGATAGAAGAAACAGTTATAGAAAGAAGAATTGTTAGAGATGATAACTCGGTCTTTGTTCCTTATTGGGGAATACCAGACTCTACTTGTATATTTTGGGAAAAACCACCTGCAACTTCCACAGAAGAAACAACTCTTACATTTAACCCTAAGAAATAAAATTAGCTAATATTAAACAAACAATATTATTTTAAAAATATTATGGCAGGTAATAAAAATTCTGGCAGAGG